GTTAGCGTTTCAAATTATAAATTATTAGCGCTCTAACAACCCCGTAAGGGGTTGGAGAGCTTAACGGATGCGAAGGCAGACGTTGTATTTACTAATACTTAATACGAACTGCTGGCCGCAGGAAGCGTTAGCAAAATAACCCTTTACAATGTAATTCCCAACTATAAAGTATTTGAGGTCAAACTGTCTAGTAACCCGGATAAAGTATTCGGGTTACACCATTTTTATCTTTATATGATTAAAACATGGGTACGGGGATCAGATGGATCCCCAAGAAAAAAAAGATTGCTTTTAATTTAAATTATAACCATTATGAATCCTTTATGAGATTTAAGAATTATTTTTGACATTACACTACAGTAGGATTGAAAAAGATCCGCTATATTGTCTGGCTGATTCAGACAATGGTAATATTGTTGCGTACGATCACCAGAGTGGGTGATCAGGAATATAGATGAGGCGGTTTGGAACCCGTGCTCATCTATATTTTCATTTGTCTATACATTTAAGTAAAAGATATTTCGAGTGATATCGGTAATTTCTTTGATAATACTTGTACAGTTTTTTCATAGAACTGTGCTCCTTTCTTATGTATATAGATAAAATTTTATTTTCATGAACTTAACCGTACGATTCTCAGATGGAGAATCAATTTTCGTAGAGTTGTCCAGTGGGTGGATGACTCTACGAAAATATTTGATCATATACAGTTATTTGAGGAGACCATTTCATATCATATAGGTCATCCTCCTGTAGAAACGCTATAGACAAATCACAATCCGTACAGGGATCAGATGGATCCCACACCCCTCGAAAGATAACCAGGTCGTAACCTGGTTATCTTTTATTAACATAGCTACAATATATTAGGACAAGAATCCTTGTTCTACTCATATATCATAATACTATGTGAGATGTATCAGAAGGTATATTCTCTGAAAGTCCTTTTATTTAATTGAGGTCTTTTTATTTGAACTATATGCGTACAGAGACCAGATGGGTCTCTAACTAAGTTAGTGAATCTCACGATTCACTAATTTTTTATCACTGCTTGTACAATAAGGTAGGGCATCACAATAGCCCTGGGGTAATGCTTAGGACAGCATTATTACCTACCTTATTTTAATCAATGTAGTATCTTGTTAACTATATTGGTACAAATCGTACGAGAATCAGATGGATTCTCAGGAACCACATACGGACCGTGAACCGTATGTGGTTTTATTTTTGTATCTACATTTAAGTAGGGCGGACGTTACCTGCCCTAGGGTGTAGATATATCTTATATATCCATTTTATTAGAAATTCTTTCTTTTTCTACAATTGAGAATTTCAATTCTTAACGGTTGTGTACGAAGATCAGACGGATCTTCAATATTCATTACATGGAGAGACGCTAGATGTGAGCGTCTCTCCCTCCTTCCAAAAAAATGGAAATTTAAAAGAACGCTTACATTAGAGTAAGTGATGTAAAATCACTTAGGTTATATACATGATTAACCGTCTTGGAAAAACCAAAGTAAATTCAAGTACGTTTCAAAGATGTTGAAACACTCAAACCTCGATCCATACGCTAAGCTGGCGTATGGATCAAATGCTGTTTCAATATAAATGATACAGTCGGTTAGAGGTGACAACTATAAAAAAAATACGGGGAAGAGAAGCTTCCCCATATCTTTGATGCTTAGTACATCGGGTATGCAGAACCATTAGTCGCATGAATATTTGCAACAGCCTGGTTATACGCATCCGGATCTGTACCATATAATTGAGCTAAATGCTCAATCACATGACAGTCATTAGTGCTGTAATGACCGCCATGTAATGCAAATCGCATCAAATAATTGATGGATTTCTGATTCATAGTTGTCACCTCCTTTACTATGAATTCATATAGATATTACATCATTGAATCTTTCGGATTTCCGAGTTCATGATGTAATATCTATCAAAGCTTATTATAGATGATACAGTCAGTTAGAGGTGACAACTATAAAAAAATACGGGGAAGAGAAGCTTCCCCATATCTTTCTATCTTTCGTGTTGATACTACTTATCGGCTATATGCCGGAGTAGCATCTGTAGTTCTTGTCTGTATAGACTGAACTTTACACTCAACACAATCAATTTCAAACTGCAACTGTTCTTTCGTATACATAGGTGCACGAAGAGCATATCGCATTACATGGTTAAATGTGTAATCACTCATGGTTGTCACCTCCTTTACTGTGGGAAACGATATATTATTTACATAGAACCAAACAAGAAAGGAGATTTAACATGGATCCAATAATTGAAAAAGCGAAGCACTTATACGACAAGTGCGTAGTAGAAGACGCAAAACCAAAAGACTTAATAGATCTACAAACGGTGGTTTATAATGAAACCAGACCGTTTGTAGATTACTTTCTTGGGATTAGTCTGGATGATTTACGAGATAATTTAGATTTAGAATTAGAACTGGCAACGATCTTAAAAGCTGCCAGTATCATCTATGAACAAACTGGGATGGATACACATATCGAAGATCCTGAGTATGATAAACTTTGGGAAAAACTAGATCTTTTACATGATTTAAGAATTGACCTGGATATCACACAACCGGTCGTAACCAATAAACCAAAAGGATATCATCTGTATCCATCCCTACGAGGAACTTTAGATAAGATTTACTACTTAGGTGAAAAACTAGATACTTCAAACCGAAGAGGTTTACGCGATTGGGTTAATACCTCTGGAAATACGATTAAAGACCGAACTGGAGAAGCATATCCATTATGGGATACCCATGTGTATATCTTCCCGAAATGGGATGGTGTCTCTGCGATCTTAGAGTATGATGAGATGGGAGATTTACAGCGAGCATTGACTCGTGGATATACAAAGTTAAATGAAGCTATCATTGTCACTCCGGTGTTTAAAGAATTGGCAAAAACGATTCCGACAATCGGGCATCGAACTTCTCCATTTGGAAACGGGAAACCATTTGGTGTTAAGTTCGAGATTATGACCAGATCGGATGATCTTGCAAGATATAACTTGGAACATCCAAAGAAACCATATAAGAATACGAGAGCGTTTGCTTCTGCGATTATGAATGGTGAAACCAAAGGTGACTTAAAAGAATTAATTCCATACTTAGTTCCGGTTCCACTTCGTGCGTCCTATCTGGAAGAAGGAGATGAAAGTTTACAGATCTTAGAGCCAGGTGTATTTAGTTATCCACATCTGTACTGCAATCTCGACGACTTTGAAAAGATCGAAGAGTTCGCAAAAGAACATCATGAGATTGGCGGTCTTCGTTGTGACGGTGCTGTGATCTATATCATTGATGAGAAGATTCAGAAGATCTTAGGACGGGAGAATAACAAACAAAAATTCGAAGTAGCTTATAAGTTTACCGAAGTTTATGGATATACCGAGGTCACCGATGTGAGATTCTCATTAGGGTTATACGGAAACGTCACGCCAGTGGTTCATTTCAAACCGATTCAGCTAAAAGGTAACATTGTTCAGAAAGCATCTTTAGGCAGTATTGGAAATCTGATGCTGATGGAATTGGGTCCTGGAGATATTATCAAGATCGGCTACGATATCATCCCAGTTGCAACTTTTGATCCTGACGACCCAAAATGTAAACACAGTAGAAATCCGAGAATCGAAGTTCCGAAAAATTGTCCGTTATGTGGACAACCCCTAGAGATAGGTGAAGTTACTGCTTGTTGCGACAATGCGGAGTGCCCTTCCAAGAAGATGGGAAAGATCAAATCTCATATTGAGCGTATGAATATTGCATACGTAGGAGACAGCTTGATCGAGCAGATGTACAATGCACATTTGGTAGATGACATTCCGGATATCTATAAGTTACGAAAGGTTACGAAAGAATTAATGACCTTAGATAACTTCGGTGCTAAAAAATGTGAACGATTGATCAATTCGATTCAGGGAGTGGTAGATACTCCAATCGATGAAGCAAGGCTTTATGGATCTTTATGTATCAAGCACCTATCAACTGCTACATTTCAAAAGATCTTTGATAAGATAACGGAAGATGATTTGTTAGATGCGGTTGATAATGAAGATTATGATGCATTAAAGAAAATCTCTGGGATTGGAGAAATGACAGCCCACTGGATCATAGATGGATTGCAAGAAAAGTCAAATAAAGAAACTTTGAAGTTCTTGAAAAAGACGTATACCGTTCGTCACTATACGAAAATACAACCAAAGTTTGAGCTGGTATTTAGCTCGTTTGGTGCAAACGACGAACGAAAGAAGACAGTTACAGAATTAGTGGAATCTACTGGTGGTGCAGTTCGTAATAGTATCAGTGGTCGAACAAACTTCCTAGTTGTTCCAACTCATAACATCAATAGTACCAAAGCAGTATATGCGAAGAATCACAAGATTCCGATCTATACGGCTGAAGAGTTCATTCAGAGATACAAAGCACAAGACTGAAAGAAGGGACTATTTAGTCCCTTCTTTTTTATTCGTTTTAGCTGAAACGATTATATATTATTTTATTGAATCATTAGACTAATGATTACACTAATTATTTAAGGAGGACATGATTATGTCAAACAAAAAGAAATTCGAAAAGAACATCACAAAGAAACTGGGGAAGATGTACGCCGCATCAAAAAAGAATCCCAACGTAGAATCCAGACTGTTATTCGTTTCTGGTAAGTACGGATTTTCTGTGATCCGCCTGGAAGAAACACCTGTAAGTGGAAAGTCTTTTGTAGATTTTGCAGACCTGATTATGAGCGAAACAGTTATAAACGCTTTATCTGCAAGCAATACAAGCCTCAGACAGAATATTGGTAGTGTAAAAGTTAGTATGTATGACGGAGATTCATTAGCAAGGTCATTTGATGCAAAACGTAGTGTATTTGGAACTCCTGTAGATTATGCAAAGATGCAGGGTATTGATCTGGATGAAGCCTCTGATCGTCAGATGGATAATTACATCGATACTACAAACGAAAGAAAAGCACTTGTACTGCATAAAACTACTGCAGAAGATAAACAGCTGTTTCAGTTATATGAGAAGAACAAGGAACTTGAAAGACGGATCGAAGCAATTAAGCGTGATATTGAAGGTTCTCAGAAAGCATACGAGAAACTGAACGCTGATCTTGAAGCAAAAGAAACCGAGCTGAAACATGCATACGACAAAGCTGCAGAAGATTATGAAACCATCCAGAAATTAACCAAAGAAGTTGGAGACTTAAAAATCCAGATTGGAAAACAGAACGAAATGATTTTCCAGCTGAAACATCCAACACCAATAGAAGCATCTTCTATTGTACCTGCATCTGTAAAACCAACTACAATATCTGCAATATCTACAATCGTTACGGATATGAATACTAAGATTGATAAACTGGCTGAGAAAGTAGACAGTGTGGAAACCAAGGAAGACAAACCAGAAAAACCAAAAGGACCAGACTACGCATATCCAGTGGTTTTATTACGACCGAAGGATAACCGTGAAATTGAGCTGGAAGACGAGTATGCTTTCAGACGCCTGGACGAAATCAAGAAACCGTACAGATTACGTGACATCTTCAAAATCGTTCATAACGAGATGTATACAGAAATTCACGATAATGTTTATAATCTCCTTGGTGAAATTGAGAATCCTATTACCACACAGGTACAGAAATTCCCTCGTCAGGCATATGCACTTGCAATTGCATTAGCAGCACCAGCATCCTATGTATCTGCATTCCGTGATCGTCTGATCAAAGATTATCGCAAGGGAGACTTTGTTCCAACACGTAAGAGTTGTATACCAGAAAACTTCGAAAACTTATTGGAATGCTTATATCCGGAGATCTGCCGTATCCAGCAGATTCTGTTCCATGATATCAATAGACTTCCCTATGTCTATAAGAAGTATAACAAAAACGGACTGTATACCTTCTATATGATCGGTGCGAAATCCTATGATGCACCAGATGAAGTTCCGACAAAGACATATGTAGCGATCCCGAAAGATGAAGAACCATACGAATACATCAATCTTGGTCGCAAAGAGAAACTCATGTATGTGCTGGAACATGGTCAGTGCATGAAAAAGAGAGATCCACTTGCTGCAATGAATGATTGTGAATATGGACCAGAACGTCTCTATTCTGATTATCCACATACATTAAAGGATCAGATCGATGAAATGATTGGAGCTTCTGAAGAGACAATCATCACATTAGATACCACAGACCCTGAAGAGGTTTATAAAACACAGTTACGTTATTATCCGATTTATCCGGCATATACAGACACATTCGTAAATGAACCTGAAAAATAATCCTTCTGAAATCCTATCTGGATGGCAACAGGATTCTAACGAAAAATAAAATCCAGGAGGGTTAATCATGGGCTCAAAAATTAAAAAAGCACCAAAGAAACCAATCGGGACCAAATGGGCAAATAGCTCTGCGGTCCCAACAAATACCAAAAACGATCACAACGACTTTGCAAACAAAGACAAAGAATCACGTCCGGCAAAGTTCGATCGTAAATATAACAACAATGGTGGATCTAAACCACCGTACAAGAAGCCATTTAATAAGAATGGTAAACCTGGTTTTAAGGGTGGCAAACGTCCGATGCCAAGAAAGCCAGTTGCACCTGGTCCAGAGAATGCTTTAAGCAAGCTTCTGTCTACGTTATCCAAAGAGATTCAGGCATACTGTGCTGACACATTCAAGGAAGAAGGAAACGGTGTTCGCATTAAAGTGACCTTAAATAAGGGACATGAGAAATTCGGATTTGTCACCATGAAAGTACATATGATGGATGAGAAGATCGACGTTCGTTACAAAGACTTATTCTTTACAGCATCCACTGATCGTAACAGACGTAAGATCACTCTGGCAATCATCAATGACGTTGGCGATGGCTTTGCACCAATTTATAGTACTGCTGGTACTTCTGATCAGATCAAGAGCAAATTGACAGAAAAAGATTACTTACATAAGATCTGTAATAGTACTTATGAGAAGCTGCAGAAAATCAAAGCCAAATACGCGAAAAGCGGAAAGTAACTGAACGATGCGATTACACCATAGAGATATATTATTTCTATGGTGTAATTAAACATCATAAATCAAACAAAGGAGACACAAACATGGCAAAGAAGAAAGACTTTAAAGTAAATTTCGATACAGAGGGTACCGAAATCACAACCGACGAGGAGGACACAATCACAATGGATGATGCCATTGAGGAAATCGACAACGAAGAACAAATGGAAGAAATTCCGGAAGACTGGCAAAAACTGATCAAAGCATATGACAGCAGAACGTTTGAGAATCAGAAAGATATTGCATTAATCTGCGATACAGCAAATAAAGTAATCTATGACAGATTCAGAGTCAACTTAAGACGTCCGGATGATCCATTCTTTAGCTACTATAAGATGACTGCAATGATCTTTGTAGAGACATTCAGAGCGATCATTCAGCAGCTTCTGGACAGAAGAGCAACCAATGCAACTTATAACATCAATATTGGTAATCGTATCAATATTGGATTCTCAAATTCAGATAATGACGAAGATGAGAAGAATGGAAACTTCTGTCCATATGTAAAAGATATTCCGCATTATACCGTTAAGGATGACGATGATATCAAACTGGATGGTCATTGTAAGGAATATATCCGTAACTGGAACCAGGAGAATATGATTCAGAATCCAGAAGATACTTTAACAATTGCAAATCGTGCATTAAAGTCATTGAAAGCAATTGATATTAATCTGGGTTCCCCAGAATTAGTATTCCCGTTATTTGTAACCATTTATGAAAGCATCATCAGTTATCTTAAGATCCGTAGACGTGAATCTGAGGATGATGAGTTCATGATCAACTTTTGCAATTGTATTACAGTTGACTGTATTGGACAGGATGATGGTGTTGATAAGATTACGATTATTCCAGCAATCGAAGACAAGTTAAACATCAAGTCCGATAAAAACGGAACTGCAATTTACGAATAATTCATTTGGGGACTGAGAGAACTCTCAGTCCTCTTTTATTTTTAAGGAGGATATGAATATGAAAACTACACAGCGAGCTATATTTAGAAAATGCACCAAAAAGGAGGCTTTGAGATTCTTGCGTTTTGCAGGTGTTAAACGCAGACATGCGTTATATAGAAGCTATCGATCAAAATGTGATACACATAGATATTTTCTGTTACCATTACCATCCATACTGCATCGATCAGCTTTTGCAGTTGCAATGAAGAAAGAATACGAAAAACCTGTTATCCTGGAACGTTACAACAATCCATCTGTTGCAGATTGCGTCATCAATAAGAGGGTCTAAATGAAGAAATCAGATGGTCATATCGCATACTTATTTTATCGAATCGGTACCCCAACGAGACTTTATGAGGTACCGAAATTATATGCATACACATTCGATAAGAAGTTGGCTAAGAAATTCATGAAGACACGAAACATGAATTTCTTCAATTATAAGGAACGCTACATCGAGGATCCTCTCAAGTTTAAAGATACTTTTCGTTCTAACAACATACGAATGTGCGGCTTTGAGACAAAGAGTGAGAATCCTTTAAGAAAAAAAGAAGTGATTGTAACGATCCCTTGCACATATGATGAAGAAGAGACTGTCTTTCTTCAAACGGACAAGGTATTCTTTGAGATTGGAAAAACGATAGATCCAATTTACTATCGAGTGGTAAAAAATTGCAACAAAGATTTTCAAAAAGTCTTAGAAATCTTAAAGATCACACCGATTGCAAGATTTCATAATTACATTACCAATGACAGTGAAGGCAAGTATCCAGAGATATCGATAGAAGAAAAACTCTTCTCCGGATTTGATGGGTTTGCTGTTTTAGAAGATGATGGAATGAAAGTTGACCAATTAGGACTTTTCATCCACTTCTTCGGTGATACGTTAAATACCGATGACATCAGGGGTTTTAAATAACCCCTGATTTTTTTGTATGTTCCGGAGGACAATCTATTACAGATTATGAAAGGAGAACACAACTATGGATATGAACGATATTAAAATGACCTTAGAGTCGTTGGATCCGTTAAAGATATCTGAAACATACGATCGGATGAAAGATAGTTTACAAAATGCTGGTTTGATCGAAGTACCAAGACCAGTTCCAGAATCAACGGTAGTACACCGTTCAGGAGGACTTCCTACCGGTGCTGCCTTAACTCCTAGAGAAGTTGCACAAATGATGCATCCGAATACCCTAAGTGGGCATTTAACAGAGCCTCTTGGCGCACATATGACAACAAATAATGACGGGCGGACCGATCATACTATCGAATCGGAACCTACCATTACGATAGTAAATGAAGAACCTCATTTTACAGCCGGATTAAGTCATGCCCAGACAATGGCTCTTGCAACCGCAGTCAAAGAGAAACTCTCTGCAGAAAAAGAAACTCCAAACGATTCCACCTTATATGCACAATTTGACGATACTTTAACCAAACTTTTCGAAGAAATCGAAAATACTGATGTATTATCTGATGGACAGAAGAGTGCGTTACTGATGAAAGTACACATGACTTCTGCAAATATCTTAAAAAAGAAATATGAGGTGAACGTCTAATGCGAAATGCAATTGTACAAGCTCTCTTAGAGAGTGATCCAAAAGATGAAAGACTCTACTTACCGGATTCCACATCTTATTCCTATAAGACTGGATCTCCGGTCATCGACTATTCCCTTGGATATCGTGTCAACGTTTTTAACGAGAACGATGAAGTAGTCGATTCGTATGCAGCTCTTGGGGTTGCTGCAGGAAAGCAGGTTTGTTGTATTGGAAAACCATCTACAGGTAAAACTACCTGGGCAGTTCAGACAGCAGCGGCTATTGTAAGAAACATCCCAAATGCAAACGTGTATCACTTCGACCTTGAACAGGCTCAAAACTATACACGTATTATCAATCTGACCAGATTTAAGATGAGTCAGATTGAAAAAGAAGACAAGTACATACTGAAACAGGGTAGCTACTCCATTAGTGACATCAAGAAACTTCTGATGAAGATCTACATGGAGAAAGTCTCTGACCCGAAAAAGTACAAATACGATACGGGAAAACTGGATGAGTTTGGAAAACCGATTCTTCTGTATGTGCCAACTGTAATTATCATTGACTCCATTCCACAGTTATCAACGGATGTGAACTTAAATGATAAGAAAGACCGTGCGAAAGTAGAAGATATCTCCTCTCAGACAGACCGTATGCGTGTAACTGGTGAAATCTCCAGATTTTACAGTGAGATTGGTCCGTATCAACAGGAAGCAAATATCATCGTTATCTCAATCAACCAGATTAAGAAACGTGGTAATATTGGTGGTATGCCATCACCTGCAGAAATGCTTTACTTAAATCAGGACGAAACCGCTCCTGGTGGATTAGCTCCACAGTACTTAGCAAACCAGCTCCTGAAATTCATTGCATGTGGATCTGAGAAGAAGACCGTGGAAGATGACGGCATCGACGGATTTGGTGCGAAGATTCGTGTCATCAAATCGCGTACATCTACGAATGGTATGGATATTCATGTTATCTATGATAAGGTGCGTGGATTCGATTCCTTAAGAACCTCTGTAGAGTTTGCAAAAGAAATGGGTCTGCTTGGTGGTAACCGTGGTGGTTATTACTTTGCAAATCTTGAAAATGGAAAAGAGCATAAGTTTACGGCTCGTAATATGACAGAAGATTTCAGAAACGACAGAGAGCTTTACAAAATGCTCTATAGCCAGATTATCCCAATTCTGGATGCCCGTATTCCAAACGTAGATCCAGAAACTGAAGCGATCCCAGAAGAAGAACTTGACTACTAAAACAATTTAGTAAGTCTGGTCGTAGTGTAGTTTTTAAATTGGGGTAAAGATTCGCGAACGGATTAAGATATAATTTCACCTAGTGTTAGCATTCAGTGCTGGCATTAGGTGAAATAATTTTTTATAAGGGTTCTAACAAGATAATTAATGGGGACTGTCGCTATGAACCCGTATGAGATTGGTTACTTCTATTAATTATTGGACTGAAAACCCAAAATATAGGACAGCTGACGAAGCTGTCTATCACCGATCTCGTTTGGCTGACAAGGTTGACAGCTCATTCCATAACATCGCGTATAGTCTTGGTTACTTCTATTTCTTATATAACAGAAAATTTCGGGAGTGCCTGCGGTTACGTGCCGACAGGAGCACACCCTGAGCCAAGAACCTCACCGAGGCTGCTTGCGATACAAATTAAATTTTGTGGTCATTGACGTATAGGTATTCTTACTTCTATCAAATGGTTATACATAAGTGTATCGGTTCAAATCCGGAGTATTTCCGAGTCACATCGGAATACAAATATAGAGTACCTGCTTGTCAAAAGAGAACCACGCACATTGAGAAAAGAACTATACCATTGGACGTATAGAGTTGATTACTTCTATCAAGGCTACCAAAGCCACAATACTGCTAATATTGTGATAATCATCGACTCTGCTTGTCCAATGGGTTCTTTTTTCTTCAACACAAACACATGAAAGGAGAACTCAATGAAACACTTATTAATCGACGCGATTAAGGCGTCAAACAAATTAACACTTCGTTACAGAAATACGATTGCATTCCCTGCATTAATGCATGACGAAAGTGAAACACCGGTAGGCACAGAAACCATTCTGGCTATCTTAACCGAAGCAAGAACCCTGCAGGAATATGGATATTACATCCATCCGTTAGATATCATTATAATGATTCGTCGTGTGGTAACGGAAGCGGATGGAGCAAAGGTCGTCTTTAGCCTGAAGATGGCAGATGACTACCTTGCAGAAGTAACTGGCGCGACTAGAACGTATAAAACGTTATATGGAGCACACGTAACCGCAGAAGATTTAAGAAATGCAGGCGTGGATCCATATATGGTCCAGTATGTCCATTATACTATGGTATATCTTGGTGCAGATGACCATGAGAGTTACAATATTTTGGATAGTGCAGCTTCCGAACAAGCAGCGCAATCTGTATCAAAAGCAATTACAAACGAGCAGTATCCAGGTCAGAAAGAGAATCTGGAAGCACTTATGAATGCTCTTGTAAATAATATAGAAGGAAAAGAACGTCTGTTTATCAGCTTCGATATGATTCATGATGCGACAGCGATCTTTACCGAATTGGTTGGATCCAATAACCCGATGAGCGATACCATGAAAAGTGACGTACGTCGTTTCTTAGAGTACGTAGCTTCTGATATCGAAGATTGGGATAAAAAAGAGATCGAAGTACCATGCAAAGAAACCTTTGCGATGTTGGTATATGAATACTTACGCCTTGGTTTCAATGCTACAAATCTGGTAAAGAATATCAACAATGCAACTGATGCATTACGCGCATTTGCCGTATATTCAGACCCGACATACGATGGTTCCTTAACAACCAAACCAAAATTCAAGAATCACTTAAATCACGACGAGCGTAAGTTCTTCATGATCTTACTGACTCATGCGGAACATGTTGATACTGATGTCTTCTTATACCCAGAGATGTGGAAACGTGCATTTGAACGTTTGAAACCACAGCAGTTTTTACATAAACGCTTTAAGAAAGTAAGAGAAGCTGCGGATAATCTGTATCACAGAAAGAAACCGCAGACAGTCAAAGGCATTGCAGAAAAAGCAGTTCTTCATGCTGGAGATAGCTTAAAAGACTTTGAATCAGGTCTTAAGAAATTGGAAATGTTCCCTGGTACCTATATGAGATACTTTGATAAATATGTCCGTACCTATGGTAGCAAGATCAGTGATGATCTTCAGGAAAACAGACATTTTCAGCATATTGTCACGACTTCTTTATATCGCGTGGTATCCCAGGTGGAATCCACAAAGATGTTATGCCAACTTCTGATCCTGTATCAGAATCGTAGACATGACGAAAATAACACGAATCTTCGTTATATCAAACCGAAAGGAAGCCGTGCATATGTGCCGTTGAAGCCAACAGCAGAACCGCTTTGTGATAAGACATACTTAAACGACTTCTATGATGAGATCGTCAATATTTTACGTAATGAAGTAACCAGACGATTCAAAGACAAACCGTATCTTGGAAAGGTCTTCATCGATGAAGCTGCTTGGGGCGTTGTAGTTCCTACAGAATTACGAGAAGCAAACGATAGTGGATTGCATATTGTTGGTAGAGGTTCTTACTTTCGTTTACCAACCGTGGAATCTGCTCCTGAGATTGCTAAACAGGTGCATGACATCATTGTCCCATATATTCACTGGACAAATGGAAAAGATGGTATGGATGACCGTGTTGACCTCGATTTATCTGGAAGTTTCTACACCGACGATTTTAAATACGTTGGAAAATGCAGCTACGGAAATCTCTGCTTATCTGCGGGATCTGGAGAAGATCGAAGCGTTATTGCTACACATTCAGGTGATTTCACTTCTGGTGGTCCGTATGATGGTCCAGGCGTTGCCGAATATCTCATTGTACGTCGAAAAGATGCTGTTGAGAAATTAAAAGCAAGATATTTAGTAATTCACACCCATGTATATACTGGTCAGGATCTTGCAAATACCAATGCGTTCTTCGGATTCGAATATCTTCAGGAAAGAAACGGAGAGCAACAGCTTGAACAGTATGCACAGATTATCCATGGAGGCCAGAAAGATATGGCGTGCAAATCTTTGATTCGCCCAGATCGTACGCTCTTTACTTCCAACTTACGTGGAAAAGAAGATTCTATGATCAATGTGGTTATTGATCTTGTAAACTCGGTTGCTTGGTATGCAGATCTTGCAACACGTATGATTGGATACGATTACGCAACAGAGTACAACTATCTGGATGCTCCAGTGGAACAACGTCAGGGTACAGAAGATAAAACTCCGTTCAAGGCGTATATCAATACCTCTCCAAAACAGAACAACGTAGATGGAACCAAACTGTCTGAACTGGTTCAGATCAAAGCCTTATTAGAGAAACCATATCTGTATTGTGGTGATCTGATGTGGTTACACGGAGAAGTACGTGGACATATCGTTAGAGATCCGAAGAAAGCGGATGTCATCTTTACGTTACCGGATAGCCGGTATGCAAAAGATGCAGATGATGATCAGGAAATTATCACACCGTTTATGACTGATCGTATCTTAGACGAGTTTATGCCAGTTAAATAAATGAAAGGAAGACCGTAATTGGTCTTCCTTTTTCTATCCGCAAAGTATAAGGATTTTATTTAGGTAATATCTCTATGAATCCATAAGGATAAAACCATATTAAACACAAAGGAGGATGTAGTTATGCCAAGATGGAACTACTACAAGAAAGACCTGATGCCGGTCGGAAACCTGGAGGCATTAGTAAAAACTTTAGATCACGATAATATGGATATCGGGATCGTTCTTGATATCTATAGAGCGTCACAGAACGGTCAAGACGTTGCTGATGACGACGAACTCTGGACTACATATCATCAAATCCAGAATCAGCTCTCTAAAGATGTCAACGAATACATATCACAGAAACGATCTGAGATCAAAGAAGCTTACGATATGAGAGATTACAAGGATATCGAAGCTTTCGATAAGCTGGCTGAGTTTATGAGAGAACTTCCTGAGGATATCTATGAAAACGCTGATGATGCAATTGCAGAACTCAGCTGGTTGATTCATGTTGACGAGGATACCAGAATTGACAAGTACGATGTCGAGGAAGGAGAATACTATGAATAGATTCCTGAACGGACCTTTGCCAGTTTTAATATTAGCAGCACTCATGACCGCCTGCATCAGCTGGGGTTTGAGATAAATTATTTACATATTCAAGGAGGAATTAGAAATGAAAGTATTATGGTTTTCAAGATACACAATGACACAGGATCAGTTAGATGATCTGAGACGTATTTACGGAGAAGATCTCGAAGTTAAGCAAGTCTCTTCAGCTGTAGTTAGCTACAAAGATATTTTAACTGTAGGAGACGACTGTGATGTACTCGCTGTGCTTCTTCCACCAACAATATTGGCAGACTTAACGAATCCAAGAAACAACCAGAAGCCAGTGATCCGTGCGATTGTAAATCGCGTTCCAACCGGAAATAAGATCACCAATCCGGCAACTGGGAAACTCGAAGATGAGTTCAAGATTGAACACGGTGGCTGGGAACGTGTCAAGATCGAGGTCGTTACTGAACGACTTTAAATAAATCTGTACTAAGAAGCGGATGTTGAGTCCGCTTCTTTTTTTGTTTCTGCGTGGAAAGTCCACCTAAAAACAGTCCTTTAAACCTGAAGCTTATGGGAAAGGAGGACATAATCTTGACCGAAGCTATACAAAATCAGCTTAGAGAAGCGCTTTTAAATAACTCGTACGATCATGAATCGACACATTTAGCACTGAAAAAAGAATGGGAAAATTCATTCTCTTATTTGTATAGATTACAGATTGAGAAGATTCTTTACGATGAATACCACTACTACTCTAATGATGCAACCGGTAAAACTCCAGACATTATTGGACACTTGTATCTGGATTCTAACATCCGTGCTTGCTTCGATATCGACAAAGACATTATCCATGTCTGTGACCGCGAGGAGTTTAAGCGCTCCAATTATTACCTTCGGTATTTCACACTTCAAGAAATGATCGATGATGGTCATATCTTTCAGTGGATACCTATTGTAATTATTGATGATCAGGTGGTTTGGGACTGGGAACTGAAAGTTATCTCGAAAGATGCGATCCAGTTCCGTATGCCAAAGCCATTCCGTAGACAGTTCGTATTGAAAAACGAACGTGATCCAATTACGGATGAGATCATCTATGTAGATCATAAAGTACAGGTCTTCGTCGTTCAGAATGATTACTTTGAAAGACTGACCTTAAACCGTATGAATCTGTATCTGGATAATGAATCAAAAACGATCAAGATCCAGAAAGAATATTTAAAACAGCAACTCCCTGGCGAAAACAAAGAAGGTATCTACTTTGTAACTCTGGCGTTCCCAGATGATGGATTACAAGCACAGTATTTGTTTACTCAGCTTGTAGACCTGTACGAAGAAGAAACCTATTTTACTGGTACATTACCAGATCCGGTATTTGAGAAGGTACAAAACTATACCAAAGATATTTCGGTAACTCTTGTCTATGTCAATGAGTTACATCGAAAGATTTGGTATACTGGTTCGGATACAACAACTGCAGAAGCAAACGATTGCAACCTCATGGTATTAAACCGTGATGGTGATTTCGTACCATATGCGTCTCCAGTTCCACCAGAAAACTTTATGGTATTCCGCACCAAGAAAGACGAAGACATTCCGGCGATTGTACCAAATACAGAATGGATCAAGTTATACTATCCAAACATCTATCGTATCACAAATAAGACGATGGTGGACGGGGATCAGTTTAAAATATTCTATTTCTATCACTATAACACGTATTTGAAGTACACCTGTATCCATGATTTCTGGTATCGTTTCTTAAAGATGCATTTTATGACACCGGACGAGAATACGACAATGGAAGAAGTCATTGATCGAATCTGGCGTGGTAAGATGAACTACCCAGGATGGACCGTTGCACAGATTGAAGACTTCACACAGACATTTGAGAAGATTCTTTTTTATCTGTATAAGCATTACAAATACGCCGAAAATGATTTTCTATATAATTACTTGGAAGGCGATACGAATCCGTATGACTTCAACGATATTGATGGAAAACCATTCATGTACAAGCAGGGAAAACTCAAAGAATGGATTCGAGATGATCCGTGGTTATTGAGAGATTACGTCTTAGAACAAAAGAAAGTCGGACGAATTTATCACCTGTTTACCAACCAACTGGACTTAAGTACCAGACTCCGTACGAACACAAATACGGAATTGCATTATGATTATGAGTTCGAAGAACCCATGTATGTATTTGCATTAAACAACACCAGGGAATATCCAGTTTACATGGATATTCGCTTTTTTGTTGATGGAATCTTCGCAGAGAAGATGTATCAGGATCGTTATCTGTTTATGGACTATTTATATGTGCCAGCTTCTATGGTGACAGATGATAGCTATTTGGAAATTGAGGTATTCCCAAGATACGATTTCAAACAACCGGTTCGATTCGAATCGATGGATGATGTAAAAGAAGTAACGATTGTAGAACCAGACGAAGGAGATATCTGGCCTACGTATGCGGATGCTTATTTGATGTTGAAAGCTGGAGAACAAGACGAGTATACCCATTTGTATGAAAACTCTTTGAATGAATTTTTCAAAGTAACTTCCTGTTATACGGAAGGTGAATGGGAAGTTAAAACAATCGATAAGGACAAACCAATTCGATTTACTCGTTTACGGAAGTTCAAATTGCAGCCGACAGATGAGTCTGTTTTAAATAAAGACATCAACTTATGTATCAACAAGCATCCCATGGGACTCCCGTATCAGATTACCACAGCAGGATATCCATACCTGCAATTAGTCGGTGCAGAAAGTAAATTCCATTACTCTGCAGACTATATTCGTGTGTATCGAAATGGACGATTACTTCCAAATGTCAAATGGTGCTTCTATTCATCCTTTGAGTGTCCACGTATTCAGATGATGGAATGGTTTGATGTAGGAGATACGATTTATTTTGATATCACTCCATTTAGATACAAGATGATCTATTACCAGGAAGAACTGGAATGGCATCAGACCTTAATCGATCTTCGTAACATCATCACAAAACCATTTGACTGGAGATACTACGATGTCTATATGAATGGTCGTCGTTTATCCATGAATAACTTATTCTCAATTACACCATGGGAAATGACTATGGTAAACTTAAAGTCTAAGTACAACTTAGCGATTTATGAAAAAGAACGTGACTGGGAATATTATGGATTAAACTACAAAGAAAATATTTATTTCTTTACACCAGATGATCTGTTTAAGAAAGATTGGGTATCTGAAGATGAAAAGAACCAACTCATCAAAGATATCATCGAAGCAGAAAAAGATCCGAGATTAAATATTTATCCGAATACGAACGAAGAACCAAAACAGGACTGGACGGATGAGAGAAAGTATGTGCTTCTTATGGCATTCTATTGGAATGAGCTCATTCCGAAGACGTTCGTGAATCCGTCGGTGTTACAGTTCAATAAGAGGATTATCTCAGAAGAATATCCGATTGTCTACGAGACTTACGTACATCAAGGTGATGAATTCGCACGAACGGAGTACGAAAAAAAAGCGTTAAAAGATGCTCCAGAAGTGATGTTGTTAGATCCTGACACGATCGTGAAAGGAGAAAACAAGGAAAACTTAACGTATGTCTATATGGTAGGTCATCCATTAGATGACGCTGCTGACTACGTAGACGAGACGATTACTATAAATAACTCAAAGTACAAAATAGGAGGTGATTAACCATGCCAACACCGGCACAGCCAGGGCAAGTCCCAACCATAATCACCAAACCAAATCAGCGTTTTGCAACAACCGCTCTGTCAACCAAGTATCGTATTAATGCGGTCAACGGAGAGCTGTTAAAAGATGATGTCACTGGTGAGATTTTTTATAAACGTCATGGTGACGGCAAAGTTGTAAGCTTCTTCCAGAATAAAGAACGTATGCAGGATCTGGTATTAGATCTTCGTGTGCTTCTTAGTACCAATATGGGATTTCGGTATCCTGCTGGTCTGGAGAATGCGTTCTTTATTGATACCAACTACGACCTCGTAGCAATCAATAAAGAAAAACTGATCAATATCTACAATGACGATATTGAGATCAATAACGAAAATACAGAATCGATGTATACCTTCCATTTTAAGTTATCTGCGGAATGCAATGGCTTCTTCATGGAAGTGGATACTAGAGATTGTGACAAACCGATCGTTGAAGTAATCACCAATTACTACAACACGGCATTTAAAAACTACATTGGGGATTCTCCTCTTTTCTTAGCTGAGAAAGACAAATTCCGTATCACCAGCTGGGAACAGTCAAATGCAGTGGTTCATTATCATTGCGTTTGTACAAAAGGAGAAGCTGCACATACGTATGGTTGTACTTCTAATATCCGTCTGAATGAGCAAAGTATGATTGATCTTCCAGATTTGGATATTGCAACAGACTTCAACGGAAGACCAGAAACAATCGAAGTCTTCATTGACCGCATCACATTTGATAAGTTGCACTTTATGATTACCAATAAGGATCTGGTTGCAGGTACCTTCCCAACTTTATTAGACAAATACATCTATGAAGATGGACATATTGAAGTATCTGTAGCAAACGTCATGCAGTTTATCGATAAACCAGAAGATTGGAAAGAACTTGGAAACGAGATCGTTCTTGCATTTATTGATACCCCATATTTACATCAGTATATGGGACGGATGATGTCTCTTACGAACAACGGAGATTTCATCTTCTCTATTCGTAGACCATATGCCGATGAATGGAGAGTTAATGGTGTTTGGGCTGAGATGGTTCGTATCATTGATACCAACGGTAACATTAAGAATACAGGATCTGAAAACTCTGGTCGTCTTGGTGATCTGGAAGATGTCTTCGGACCAAACCGTATCCATCATGGACGATTTACGTTCTTGCCATCTGAGCATGATGACTTCTTATTTGATGACCGTCGTGAAATCACTTACGAGGTATAGGAGGTACCCATATGGAAGAAATCAGTTTATACTCTGTAGATCCAGGCAGTGAAGTACTACAGTCTCCATATCGTGGAGGTGTTCACAACTGTCAATATGTGAAATCAGAAAGTCAATTGGCAGACGTACCAGCTTCTTTATATGCCGCTGTTGCGAAAAAAGAAATTACTTATGACGTCCCAATTGATGCACCATTATATGCAAGTCTTGTCTTGTATGCACCAGATAGCACCGACGTGAAGGAGGGTGAATAATGGCAACCATTCCGAATTTACCAATGACGGATATCCTCTTACATGGAAAGCCGTCTGAGAAAGAAGAATACCTTGGATTTCCAATTACACGTTATCAAAACATCATTGGAGCTCCAGCATTAGTAACCGCATCCACGATTAAAGGTTCTGCCCCATTTCAACTTCTCAAGACAGATGAAGTGGAGTTAACCGTTTCAGCAATTCGTACGATGTGCGGAAATATCATTTAAGGAGGTACCTCTTATGGCACAGCAGAAAGCGGTCGTAACGACCTTAAAATCTCCAGTACAGGATGATGGAAGTAGAATGACCTTATTCCCACAGACCATCTCCTCTGCCATCGTACACGTTGATAAAGATGGTAACCAGAAAACTCTGGATGAGATCCTCCACAAAGACGTCGAAGAAAAACCAGACAACGGTGGCGACGCCAAAATGGAAGATATTCCGTTTATTTCAGCGGAAGAGCCGGACCATGCTTGCCTTTGGGCAAAGATTGATCCGTCTAAAACAAAAGTGGAATAATACTTGTAGGATTAGAACTTCGGGTTCTAATCCTACTTTTACTTTTCGGTAATGTATTATCTACATGATGACAACCCAGTAACGCTAAACAAAGGAGAGACAAAGAAAATGTCAAAAACAAAAGCAACGGAATCATATGAACATGCAGGGAATTTCTTTGAGTACACGCTCAAAGATGAACCTGTTAAGAATACGACGTCAAAGATTCCACTACGAAAGCGGCTCGAAGTAGGAGCCATCAAAATGCAGAAATTGCCGATTGCCCTAGATATCCAGATGTTGGATATGGTAATCGCATTCTTATTGAAAGACAGCGTCTTACGAACGAGAAAGACGATTAATAATATAGATAAGCTGATGGACGCCATTGACCCAATCGTCTATGAGGGGAACATAGAATTGGAGTCCAGAGTACGTGTCATTCAGCAGATAATTACATGTATCTTGGAAGAACGATTTGAAGATACCTCCTTTATCCAGGTATACTGTCGGGATCACGCAGAAGATGAGTATACCAGAGATTTGATTGATCGTATGGGAAGTTTTACGATCAAATATGCAGAAAGCAAATACTTAGTTAAAAAGATCGATAACATGTTGGAATATGGGTATGTCATGACATGTCGAGGACTCATGATGGAGATCCTGGAAAGTATCGATCCAAGCGACTATTTAAGTTATGAAAAATACAGTGAAGATCTGGTTACCATTGCCAGATCCATTATCAATATTTACAGGCAAACCAAGAGTTTGGATGCAGACCAGACCTTTAGTTTGGATGGGGAGCAGTTTGAAACAGTCATTGCAGATGCCGTCAATAAACTGAAAGATAGAAACCGTATCTTCTTAACTGGATCTACATATTTAAATGCAATGCTGTCTCCAGGTTATATGAGTAAGCGTCTGTATACATACTTAGCATTTCCAGGAAAAGGAAAGTCTACGATACTATTAAAATCGGCTCTGGATATGAGACGATACAATCCAAACTTCAAGACGAAAGATCCGGAGAAACGACCAGCAATATTATTCCTGACATTAGAGAATGATATCCCTGAGACCATCGAGCGTATGTTCAATATGACCGTATGTGCCGATGATATTCGTAACTATACACCAAACCAGGTCATTCAAGCCATGCGTGAAAAAGGTGGTTTGAAATTAACCGGAAAATCATCCATCGATATTATCATCAAAGAATACAGAAACCGTGAGATTGATACCGATGATCTATATGGTATCATTAATGACCTGGCGGATGAGGGCATTGAAGTTTGCGGTCTGATTCTTGACTATATGAAACGTATTCGTCCTGCAGAGAAAGCAGACAATGAAAAAGGAGAACTTAAAAACATCACCAATGAATTAAAAGAAGTTGCCAAATTCTTTGATATTCCGGTTATCACCGCACAGCAGCTTAACCGTTCCGGTATGGCAGTTATTGATGCCGCTCTACAAGCAGAGAAAGAAGATGTCACCAGACTTGTTGGAGCAGAGAACATCGCTGGCGCTTGGGAAATTCAGGAGAACTCCGACTGGACGTGTATTGTAAACCCACAGAGAAAGAAAGACGATGGTACGTTATGGTTCGTATTCAAGTTACTGAAACGTCGTTATAGATCTTCTGAGACTACCGAGAAGATGAGGCAGCTTGACTACTTCAACCAGCCATTTGAAGCAGGTAATGAAATTCGTATTATGGATGACATTGATCTGGATGAACCACTTGGATTATTATCCTTAAGTGTCGAGTTCGCTCCAGAGAACTATAAGAAACGTGGAGCAACCAATGCAACTGAACGTAAAGTCAGAGACGTCCCAGGTGGAGAGATTGAGGATATGGCGGATTCCTTCTTCGATCTAAATGAGCATGATTATTCTGAGTTTGCAAAAGTATAATAAAAATCTAAACCAAAGGAGACACACAAGTAATGAATAGAAAAACTTTCACATTTGAAGAATTTGGAGATTTGTACTCCAGCTTGATTATCAAGGGTATGTATCAGATCGGCCTCAAAGAATACATATGGCGATATGATGGCAATGACTGTTGTATACCTATGCGTATCATTAAGATTCGTAATAAGTTTGACAGATACGTCAATACCTATTGTATCCTTGATAACCATACTGTTGTTGAACTTACTGAACGTGAAGTGGAAAATCTGTTATTCGCCTATCAGACTTATCATTATTCACCAACAGATGATGCAAAACAACAGGAACCCTGGATGTTTACAGACTTCGATAAACAGGAAGCAGACAAATTGTACATCGAACTTTCGGGTCACGAACCGAATGACTCATATGAATGGATTGAATGGCCAGATGGGATTTCACTTCGTGAACCACTCAGTTATCCTAATTATTTCTTTGCAAATTAAAGAATTTTTATTCAGAATCACCTGATGCAAATGCAGGCGATATACACTCCTTTAAAGCAAATATTTTCTTTAGCTTAATAAGACTTATAACTTTAAAACAAGGTACGAGGATTCCCAGTCACGGAGTCCCGTACCTTGTTTTGGCCTTAAAACAGTCGAATAACGGAAATGAGGCCTCCCTCATTTTTTTTATTTACGAAGAAGAAAGGGGGCTACACCTTGTCTAAAATTAAGTCTCGTATGGATTATGCGAGAGAACTACAAGACGAGATCAAGGGTGTTGTGATGTATTCTTATGAGAGACTGCAGTCTCTTAGAGATGTAAATATCCGTCTTCATCAAACCGGAGAGGTCTGGTTTGAGGATTCTTTCGAAGGTCACCGTGACGAGCTCAAGCTCAAAGAAAAAGAAGAAAAAGCCGTGAAGTTATATAAGGAGTTGGACTCCTTTACGAAGCAGACGAAATACAACGAAATCTACCGAGACTTCTTGGTTGCCATCAAAGACGAGGACGACGAAAAGAAATGGCTTGGCATTTACAACAAATACAGAGACGACATCCAAGATTTAAAGATTGATATGAATAGTAAATATCAGAAATTCTTAGCTGATATGACTGAAATATTTAAAATCGTCACAACTCAGAAACGAAAGGAGAGAGAGTTTAAAATGAAAGAAACTCCAATTGAGGAATTTGTGAGAAATGCAGATCAGATTCGCAAAGTTCTCTATGAGAAATGCAGTGCAGGAATGATCACCTTAGAACAGCGCGAAGCTTCTCTTGCAAAATTAAATGCCTACATAGAATCTGCAGAGCGATTTACTTCCGAAGTAAATGGTGCTGTAGAAGCATACTGTGAAGGTGAACTGACTTGTGAAGAACTGGATAATATCGTCTCTGGATATTACAGAGAAAACCCACAGCAGGCGATGTATTACGAAGGTCTTCATATCGACAATCGATTCAAGGCTATGAAGAATGAGATTGTTGGATTATATAAAGAAGGCGTCCTTAGCTTAGAGGATGCTAGGATGAGCTTAGACTATCTGGATCAGCTCTATGATGTCCAGATGTACGAGCACGGGGAATACTTAGAGAATGGAGAAGTTCCAACTTTAGAGTTCACCGTATCCGAAGCAATGAATCATTATTTTAACCGTATTAAGACATTTAACGAAAACGCAAGCGATGAGGAATCCGATTACGCAGAACGTGTGAATGGCTTGAATGACTTTAATGCTGAAACTGCAACTTACTTTGAAGGTGCTGGCGAAGTTATCTTAAGTAGCGTCGTAATTGGAGCATACTTAGCTTGTATTGCAGCTGTGATCTCTATTCCAGTTGGTAGAGTCATCAATGCGAAAAAAGGCTCTAAACTGATCAAAGCATACGAAGAGTTACATCCAGATGCTGTGAAGTTTAAATCTCTTAGAATATCTAAGATGAGTATTGAGAACACAGGTTCTAAGTACATTCCAGAGATCAAAAAACTGGTAGATGGAAACCTGAATACTTCTGGTAAATGCTTCTTAGCAAAACATGGTGGAAAACCGTTTGCAGTGATTGCATCTATCTTTGCTAGTAGCACCACAGCCGTCATCACTTCTGATAGAGTTGGAAGTGCTTCTACATACAGCAATACCAGATACTACTTCAAAGCACTGTGCCCAGAAGCTGTTGCACATAAAGAGTTCTACGAAGCTGCTTTAATGCTGAAGAAATTCAAAGTATCCACACCAGAAATCAAAGCGTTCTGTAAAGATATGAAAGCAGATCTTCAGGATCTTCGCAAGGAACAGGCACAGGCAGAAAAAGATAAGATCGATGCAGAAAAGAAAGCAAAATCTGCAGCGGAAGCAAAAATTGCAAAAGAATCTGCTGGTATTGAGTACGATAACGATAAGATTTATCAGTACGTACGTGAGCAGTTAATGCAGAAATACGTAGATGGTGAAATCACTCTGGAACAGCGTGAAGGAGCTTTAATGGAAGCCAGAGATCGTCTCTTTGGGGATGACATGGATCTGATTCAGGAATCCTTGTTTGATAACCTGATCAAGAAAGTTACAAAGAAAAAATCTGGATCTTGTGATAATTCTGCATTCCAGAAAGCAAAAGCTTCTTATGCAGCAAACAACGCTGAGATCAACCGTCTTAACACAAAAATCAAATCTCTTGAAAAGATGGAGGCTCAGAAATCTGATCCAACTACTTTGAAGAAATGCGCGGATGAAATCAAACGTCTTCAGGCAAAAGTTCAGAAACTCGTTTCTAATAATGATACACTTTCCAAACAGATGCAAGCTTGCATGGTGGGTGAATCTTCTGAAACTCCTGTTGGTGAGCAGATCTATGCAAACGTTTGTGAGCAGGTTACGGACAAATTCATCAACGGTGAGATCACTTATGAAGAAAGAACAGCTTTATTAGAAGCCGCTCAGGGACGTGTCATGGTAGAAAACGCAGATCTGATTGAAGAAGGCGTGTTGCAGAAAATCTCTGATAAGATTCAGAATCAGAAGATCTCTGGTTCTGTGGAGCAGTTACGTGCAAAATATCTTTCCAATATGCAGGAAGTAAAACGTACCGAAAAACGTATCAATGAACTGAAGCAGGTATTGAGTCGTCGTGACATTGATCCGATCGTTGCAAAGAAAACTGCACGTGAGATCAACCAGCTTCAGGCAAAAGCAAAGAAACTGGAAAGCGATGCAAATTTTGCATATAAGAAAATGTCTGCACAGGATTTCAAGAATGCTCCAAGAGAAAAATTCAATAACAAACTGGCTCAAACAAAACCTGTTACGCAGTAGGAGGTGAATCCTATATGCTGAACTTATCAAATGTCGTATCACGTATTAAGTTCAAATTAGGAATCGCAAATATGGCATTGCCATTTGATAATCTGGATAAGATGATCGTAGATATCATTCAGGAATTTACCGTTCCCATGTTTTCGATCTATGTACCTGATAAGAAAATCAGTACGGTCAATGCCAAAGAGAGTTTCAAAGTCTTGAATCAGACGACGTCTCATACCACCTATTTATTACCGGACTTTAAAGACCCAAAATTGTTGTATGTCTTTGATGTGTACAACAACGAAGATGCCTTAACCAACTTAGGTTATTATGCAGGAACGATTCCGTTCTCTATGACAGAAGGATCCTTAATGGGTGAAATGATGTTAAGTAATATGACCGCTCGTATGATCAATGCAGCGGTTCCAAAGTTGACTTTTGACTTTCAAGCACCAAGAACGCTAAAAGTATACAATGCGTTCTGGACCAATACGTTTACGATTGAATGGGGTTTTGAGCATTCAAAATCTTTAAATACAATTCCAGATGATGCATTACCATCTTTCTTACAATTGGCACTCTTGGATGTAAAAGAAAACTTATATCCAACCGTTGCACAATATCAGGAGCAGTCCACCGTATATGGAACCATCCGGTTACCAATTGATACATGGACCAATGCAGAGTCTGATCGAACTGAATTGTTACGCCAATGGGACGATACCTACCATTTGGATGGGGTTCCGTTCTATTATGGATAATGATAGATACCATACACTAGATAGTGTATGGTATCTTTTTTGTGTTCCCCGTAGAGCCCCTAGTTATATTGATATATAATTTCCGTGAATCAGAGAAATAATATAGAATAAAATGCAATCTCTGATCAGAAAAATGAATAGGATTGAAAGAAATCCAAACAGGTATTTGATCTCCTGGGTAGTCTTTAGATTACTAAAAATGTATGATCCGGTGGCGGGCAAAGATCCCAAGAGCCGTTGGAGGTCATTATGGCAACAATCACATCTTTACAGGTTTTATTAAACATGGTAGACACAGAAATCGTAAATAGAACAAGCGAGCTGAAACAGCTTGAATCATCTATTTGTGATATCGCAATTGAAGCGAACTACATCTGTCATGGCATTGAAAAGATGCCTGCAGATGTATTGCTTAGTAACTTCAATGAGTCTGTTAAATATATTAACAGACTCTCTGAGAAGTATTTCAAGATGCCATTATTTAAGGATACACATATGGCATCTGTATTCGAGGTACTCGATCAGCATGAGATTGAGTACGAACTTCATCCTGTAGATGTAGATCGCCTGATCTACATGATCAAGAATGCATAACAAAAGAAGAAAAGAAGCGGACTTAACATCCGCTTCTTTTTTTTATTAAAATGACGTAAAGAAGTCATCTACTTTATGTTTTGTCTCGGGACTAATCTTTGCATAAATCATGTTGTCGTGATCTTTGATGATCGCATGTTCGTGAGTCTCATCGAATCCGACTAAGTCACTGATGTCAAGATCAAAGCTTTCCAGAAGAATCTCCGTATTGGTATCCTTATTGCCAACGAGATCTAAGATTTCATGTAATGGAATCATAGTGTCGTCTGGTGTCACGGAAGGATCCGCAGGAGTAACGATGCCAGAAGCAGACTCCATCATAGGTTTCTGTAACTGACCGATCATCTCGGCTTCGCAATGGCTTGGATAGAATACCCAGTCGTAGGTTACCAGTAATCGAATGACTACCGTTGGTCGTCCATTGATCTGTCGTAACGTTGCAATAGAACGACAGCTAAAACGTGGAACCATTCCCTGGATAATCGTTTTTGCAAATCCAATACCAGCCTCTGTACCAGCATCTGTCTGGATACGTGCTTTTAACAGATTTCCATCGATTCTTGGTTTCATGATCTTATGAGATCGATTCGGCATCCACACGTCTCGGATTCGTTCTGGAGTTAACTTTGCATCCGTAAACTGTTGAGTTGGATGGTTCTGTTCTCCAAACCAGGAGTCGTGAGATAATAAATCTTGAATCTTTAGTGACTGTATTGCTTGCCAGACATTCTCTGCGGTGTAGTATCGGTGGTTACGGTTTTCTACCCCAAAAGACTGTAGAACTGAATCAAACTCGACAAAGAAAATATTATTGTCATTGTAGATCTTCAGATCGCCGACTTTGGTAAGCGGTGTGTCCGCACTTTCGCAAAGATAAACAAACCCGAGGTCATCAATTTGCTTATTTGTACGCAATTTATTACACCTCGTTTCGGGTTAATTTCTTACCAGATTGTTTTTGGCTTGAACGTTAGAACTCCATTTTTGCAACCACAGAAGAATAATGCCCTTATAGATTTTCGTGATATATTATTTTTTTGCTCTGACCAAATCACTGCAGATTAAGCGTCGTAAATCTATAGGGGTTTGAAAAGTCAGAGACTTTTCTTATTTCGAAATAAGAGAAACGACTTGAAAGGAGCACTACGAAAATGGGAAAGAAGCGTGCAATGTTAGCCCGTATGGACTGGGATACTGCATTTTATGCAGACATGCAAAATGATGTGGGGTTTCAGATTACCGAACCAGCAGAGATATCTTTAGACGGATCCAAAGAAAAATCCATGTATGGACCACAATCGCCCTTATATGGAACGACTTATGGAGACGAACGAGAGTTCATCGAACGCTGGAGATGTAAATGTGGACGTAAAAAATCCCGTGCATACGAAGGAGAAGAGTGCCCATTCTGCCATAGCAAAGTAGAAGCAAGAGGATCCAACATCAATATTTGTGGATGGATCTCTTTGGTGAAATCCGGCGCATTTGTGATTCAGCCACTCTATTTTCGCATCTTGGCACAGGCAATTGGCAAGGAGTTCGCAGAGATTGTCAATTGTAAGAAAAAGGTAGATACCAACGGAATCCAGAGTGAATTAAAACCAGGAGATTTGGATTTTGTTCCAAGTCATCCGTTTTATGGCATTGGAATTCAGAAGTTTCGGGATCGCTATGAAGAAGTCCTTGATTATTACATGCACCAGTCCAGTAAGAAGAATAAGATTCATACATTCGAATTACTGCTGGCACAGAAAGATCAGGTCTTTGTCCAGCACATTCCGGTATACTCTACATATCTGCGACCGCAGTCGATCACCCAGGATACATTCTATTTCCAGGGTGCCGACAAGATGATCAACGTCATCTTTAAATTATCTGAGCATTTGGAAGACTGCCCAGATATCGAGTGGGATAATTTCCAGGCAAGACTACAGATCAAAGTCAATGCGTTATGGGACTATGATTTTACGTCTATGCATGGAAAAGAAGGTATTATTCGTGACATGTTACTTGGTGGCTCATTGAACTATACAGCTAGGAATGTCATCGTACCTGATCCTACATTACGTGATAACGAAGTTGACCTTTCTTATCACACATTCCGCGAACTTTTTAAACCAAAAATTATCAACTACTTAAAGGTCTATGAAGATATTCCTTTAAGTAAAGCAGAAGACATCTGGGAAGACTCCTGGATCTTCAATGAGAAAGTATACGACATAATGATGATGATCGTTGAGAAAGAGAACGTCAGTCTCTTGATTAACCGTAATCCGACGCTAGCCATAATTTGGTGTCGTTAAACCTATCTAATGGCGGGGAAATATCTTGATAATCATTCACTACGTACTCATAGCAGCAATGTATATGAGGGCAACGGGTAACGCCGAAGGTATCGTAACAATGTGAATGTAGAGACAATCCGCAGCGAAGCATCTTACGAAGATAAGATGTATGCTCATCGACTAGAAAAAGCTAGACATCTGCACTTGTAGAAATACAAAAATAGGAAACTAGGCAGGTTGAAAATAAGGTAACTTGAAATGGTTACACGAAGCGAGTATCGTTAGGGAAACCGAAATGGTAGGTCTTATGATAGTCTGGTAACAGGGCTGCATAGGAAAGAGATAGTCAGATGCTCCTGTTTGAGCATTGGAATTATTATAGTATGCTTTTACTTAAGGTCCGGAAGGTGAAACGAAGTGGTACAGATTACTGTCTGAGTGTACCCCTTAGCATTCTCCCCGGTTTAAACGCTCAGGGTGGGTGTTTTAAAACCTATCTAACTTGCGGGGAACTATTGATGATATACTACTACGTACTCATAGCAGCAATGTATATGAGGGCAACGGGTAACGCCGAAGGTATCGTAAAAAGGTAGTATGGAGAGACAATCCGCAGCGAAGTATCTTGCTATGACAAGATATATGCTCATCGACTATGGAAAGCTAGACAACCATAACGATAGAAATATCAAAATGACTTCGGTCAGGTGGTTTGAAAATAAGGTAATCTGAAATGGTTACACGAAGTGAGTAGGCCCAATTGTGGGCGAAAGGTAGGACGAAAGTCCGAAATGGTAGGCTGTATAGTATCTGGTAACAGGATATTATATTTGAAGATATAGTCAGAAGTTATTAAAACTTTGGACTTCGATGGAGATATCCTCAATATGATTGCTATCGTAGATGAGGCCATCAGATACATGTTTAGAAAGTTCGACCCTCTCACACGTATGATCATTGCGCGTGATACAGGATTATTAAATGATTACTTTGCAGTTACGAAATCACAGAAGATCGATCTGTACCATTTTGCAACTTGCGGCGCACAGGAGAATGATACTCCTGAAACCTTCCCAGAAGAGATCTTAACTAAACAGAAATGGGAAGAAGAGGTTGTTGTGCACGAACAGCCAAAACTGCAGTTATTTATGCAGAAAGAAGATTTGACACTGATCCCACGTATGGAAGAAGTAAAATATATTCCTTTCAAACCTAGTGCCAAATTAAAGAAGCGATTCGCTATCGCTTAAACGAGAAAAGAGATACCCAACGTTACGAGTGGGTATCTCTTTTTATCCGTAAAATGAAGATGTTTTATTTAGATATTATCTATGTGAATCAAAGAAATATCATAAGTAATCCGTACATATCTTTAATTTGTAATTTCGGCGAGCGGACGTCGTTAAGAAAGAAAATAACATGATTAAAATTCATAATGCTGAAGATTTCGTTAAGACTGCAGTAGACCAGGTAGAAGAACTGTGTCATACAAATCAGTACGACAACACATTATATCAGGACTACATCACAAGTACCATCTTAATGCCAAAAGCAATTAAGATTGTATTAGAATTAATTGATGTTGTTGATATGGAAAACGTTGCTGACGCTATGAAGCTGATCGCAATGACAGAGGGAAAACACGTCATCTTTCAGCACGCAATGATCAGTGTAATCTGTACGACCATCTTCGATGAAGAATCTGGGATGGCGATCTTTCCATCGTATGAAGAAGCGTTGGAAGGAAAACGCTACATTTATTTGGTTGAACGTGATCGTGCTGTTGGACTTCGTGTAATCAACTTCAAAGGTGAAGCCGAGAAACTGTCGGCACGTTCATATCATAATCAGCCAGTAAAATTGATCATGGTTCCATACCGTGATCCCAACTAATTATCGAAGAACCATATTCAATATTGATTAATCATAACAGAAGACAGGAGGAAACAAAAATGATTGACAGTGAAAAACTTGCAGCGGCTGCAACAAAATTAAGTGCAAAGTTCCTTGAAACCACAGTTGCTGAAATGGCAACAAGAATGATCCAGAAGGACATCAACGAAGACAAAGGACTTGTTGGTGTTAGACACGCAGGTGATTTCTGCGACGGCTGTGCTTGTGATGACAAGGTTTGTGAGACTTGTCCATGGGCACAGTACGTTCCAGACACAAGAAAGTAAAAGAAAAAAGAATCGGATGTATAGTCCGATTCTTTTTTTTGATCTTTTTAAATATAGTGATATATTATTTACGTGTAAGAATGCAACGCTATTCTAATTAGTGTATATTAGTTTAATATGGTTTTAAATTTGCAAAATACTTTCAGGTTATAGTATTTACAGTCATGTACAGAGTTCATCTGATTCCCCTATCAGACATGGAACTCTTATGTTGCATTCTACAATTATGTATCGGTCTTGATCTGTGCTTACTCCTTTGGGCATGGAAGAGACGATCTGCCAATGAGAAAGTGATGTTCCTCTCCCCATATTGTGAATGCCACTTTCTCGTAAAAAAAGAAAACTTTAAATTTTTTATACACAAAGGAGAGACTAGGAGGATATACAAAATGGCAAGACGCAAACCAGTAAACGCATTCGAAATTGCGAAAACGAAAGAAGTTGGATTCGTATACTTATTATCCGACTTTCGAACAGAACATGATGTGAGCTTTGGCACAAAGAACGTGCCGGTATGTGCAGATGAGAATATACCAATCGATGTGTATTTCTTAAAGAATGTCTTAAGTGATTATGGTAGAGGACCATTACTTGCAATGGTAAGACCATTTAACTCAACCATGCGCGAGCGCTTCAAAGAAGAAAACGAAAAGGGTACCGTTATGATCCCTGGAGTGACTGCAAGCGAAATGGAAATTATTGAAATTATTGATTTGACATCTACCTTCTGGATGGAACGATTTGTTTCTACTGGATTAGTAGACATTCATGCTGGAGATGATCGATGCCTGAGATACGTATTCCATCATTCTCCATGGCTTTGGACTCGTCTGTCCCATCTGTTAGATGAACCAAGAAAACCAGGTGAAAAGCCAAATACTGAAACCGCAATGCGTATCCAGGAAGAAGAGCTTGCGAAAATGAGAGAGGAGAACGTGCTGTTATGAAAAAATCTACTTACGAATTATTTACATTAAACCATGATATTGACGGTGGTTATGTAGGAGATGCTGAAAAATTCTTAGTTGTCCTGCATGGCTTTAACGTGGACGCAAAAGGACATAAGTTTACAGACTATGCGCCATGGGATAAAAGTAGTGATTTCACAGGTATCTTCATGGATCGTGAAAATCCGTTTGTTTTAATACCATTGGAATATGCAGACTTAGTTGGTGGAATCAGTGATACGGTAGCGATTGTAAGTCCTGTATATTGTGATATTTCACAGGAAGATCTCCCAAATATCACAAAAGGATTAAAGACCATTAAAAGTGTCTTAACACAGTTTGAGTCCATGCACATGTTATCACCGTTTTGTGGATTCAATCGCTTCCGTCCAGTACCGAAGAAAAAGAAAACAAAAGAAGAGTTAACAAAAATTGCAGAAGTACGATCCCCACGTACGAGTAATGATATGTTTGGCTATAATCTGGATGACGAAAGTGATACGTACATCAAACGTACCTTTAAACTTACCGTGAATGGGGATGATAGCCGGGTGGAGCTTGGTAATAAGAAGTTAGATAAAACAGTTGAAGAAATCCACGCGCAGTACTTACGTCCAGTTTCAACTTCTATCGGAATCTGCTATGAATGCAGTTCTATCATGATTGATCGGATCGGAAACATAAACCAGATTGGACGCGGCTATATGAGTGAAGAGCGTATCAAAGAACATGGATATCAGCATTATACCGATGTGTTAAATCTGTATCCGAGTATGTGGACTTATTACACAAGCACAGAGCTGAAAGATGTGATTCGTGAAAATGCAGAAAAGATTTATGAAAGACCTACGGAATTTGAAGCGGTCGATCGTGAAGATGAACTGGATGCAGCACGTATGACGATCCGAAATACAATCGACTATTGCTTAGACGTTGCACCATCTGTCGTAGAAGCCAGACGCGCCTTTAAAGATATGGTCGATGATCTGGATGAAGAGACTTTGACTGCATTGGCAATTGGAAATTATCAGGATGCCACAACAGCTGTCACTAAGCAGTTTGAAGAAAAAGAGAATCCACTCTTTGACGCAAAAGAGTTCAAAGATGGGTTGGATCGAAGATTTTCCATGTTACGTACCAAGGATTATGATCCATATTACGATGAATAATTAAGGAGGTGCGCCCTATGATTTACCAAGGGCATTTAGAACCACTGGTATTCACTATACAATGTGAAGAATTTAATGAAAGAACCAAACAGTTTGAATCTCGTGACCAGGTGATTTTAAATCGTACACGTCTTGGTATGAGATGGTCTAATTCGTATACGTTTTATGTATTTGAGAATGGTGGGCTCTACACAGAGTCTGCCTGCATCAAATTGGTAAAAGCATTTAACAAATTGGAACATCCAAGAGATATTACAAACCACATATCCATTGCACGTATCAATCGAGATGACAAAGATTTTTCGTCCATGGAGATTTATGCAACGGATGCATTTGCTGATTTTCTGACAGCAAAATTGAACGGACGGGCAAAAGCTATCACAATCGATTTCATATATTTTCGCAGCAAAGCAGATAGTGGAAAACCTGCACCGGGAACTCCGTTGGAATTCAAAGCAAAGATCGATGAGATCATCAAAAATGCCACTGGAGAAACCAATCCATTAACGGTTAATGTCTATTACTCCGAATACTTTCAACCACATGTATTCGTAGAAGAAATCACAGATAAGACTGAGATTTAAAAGGAACTATACAAAGGGGAACACACCATGGAAGAAACAAAGCTGGACGCAGTCAGCGTCTATAATCAGGTGAAGACCTGTATCAAAGAAATGCATGAAGCGGGATTATGTATCAAACGAGACCGCTTAGAAGAGATCGTTACCGATCACCATGGAAGTCACTATGGAAAAGAAACCAAACAAATGGTATACTTAATGCAACACAATCGAGAATTTCGCAGAGCATTATTTCGTTTAGACGCCTTAAACGAGTTCGGCGCTCTGCGACGTTCCGAACGAATCTTAGATCGAGAACGTCATAGCATCAGACAGGGGCGTCTTCTTACGATGGGATGCATGGCGATTCTCTTTATTGGAATCGTCGTTATGACAGCAATTCATTGCAGCTGGTTAGGAATCGAACCACGATATAATCTTGTAATGATACTCTCTGAGATTGTCACACTTGGAATTGGGATGTTTGCAATTGATATTCTCGTAAATACCAATACGATGGGTGAATCTCATGCAGAAGATGGAATCGATCCAATTATCAATGAAGAGCTGTATCCAAAAGAAACCAAAAATTATTTATTTAATCCACCAAATAGTTTATATGTCAAATATGTCGACCTTGGATATGTTCTGCTTCCGTCAGAAGCATTTGCATTCGCATCCTATCTGGTGGATCTACTAAATCATCCAAAAACGATCCTTCTTCTTGGTGACCGTTCTTTTAAGGATGTCTTCTCTAAAGAATATCGAAAGATTTATTCAGAAATTGGCAACTGTTACCGGTTGTTCGAGACTCCCTCTCAAGAAGAGATTGACGACTTAAAACTGAAAAACCGTGCGAAGAATGGCGGTCCGCAGATCTATAATTTAGATAAACCATCAAAGAAACGCAAAAGGAAGTCAAATAAAACCGTGAAGAAATTATCTCAGAATGGGAAGCTTATGCAATTTGATATTCCGATTATGAAAGGAGAAGACGATGACCATCATTAATCTGATATTAGACGTGGTCATCCTTGTTGGGGGGGGGGGGGTGTAAACATACCTCCCCCCTCTATCCACTCCACTTTCTTTTTTTCTCTACAAAAAAAAAAAAAAAAAAAAACCAGAAATAAGTTGGTGTGGGGTTTCTTTTCTTAGTTCTTTCTATGGTGCATCGCCAGATAATCCATAAACAAGATGGCTGCTGGATCAATCGAGTTTCTGTTTACCATTCTTGAAACGTCTCCATTGTTGATTACGGCAATGACGTTGTTGGATGGGAAAAGCTCTGTAATATGAAACAGAGCAGACTGAAACTGCGACCAATATCTGCAGTTATCCAAAATGGTATCTGCGATGGTTTCACAAGCCTCAAGATGTACCTCCATATGATCATTTCGAAATGCAGTTCGATTGTCCGAATGAATGTGCTTCTTTGACTCTTCTTGTGTGATGTAACGCATTAAGAATCTGGTACGTGGAGCACCCGGCTCAGGCGGAAATACGAACTCTTTCAGATACATCGGATCCATTTGCTTACAGGATCCAGATACCAAGAACTGTACGATCAGATTTGGATTGGTTATAACCGCTTCATTGTTCGAAAAGATCTGCCCATATGGACGAATGTTTGCAAGTCGAGCAATGTCAAAGATTCTGCAGATCGGACGCATGTCGTGTTCATATCGCTCAGTGTTAGATACGAGTTCGATTCGACGAACGACAAATTTCATCAATAACGCTGGATCCACGACATAGCTTAAATATCTGAACGGGTTTTTATTATTTCTGAAATAGAGGCGGAAAGATTCAAATAAAAGTGGAATCAATACTTCTTTTTCTGGATCTGAATTGTAAGCACCTACGGATGCCTTAAAGGTATCAGTATAGGTGTAGCATGCCGTATGGGCATACAGTTTCATGAATGTCATAAATGCAGGTAAAGAAAGTCGATCAATAAGATAGCCGTTATCTCCATCGGTTTTAAATGAAGATAAGAGCAATCCTTCCATCGCATCTAAGCAAGTAAGGACTTCCGTGCTGCAATCCATAATGGATGCGACCGTGTGGATGTTCTGGCGATTGGATTCCACTTTCAGATCCTCTGCACGCATCTTCGCTTCTAAAGTACTGAAAATAGTTGGGTCATAACCACTAATATCAGAATTGATCGTTACACCAAAATGGGCAAGGACGCTTCCCTGCAGAGTCAGTAGCATATTCGACGGATTATCTTCAAGCAGTTCATGACGTTCTGCAGAAACCGCGATAAATTCGTTGAGTTGTTCGATCACATCACGCCCAAGGTTGCTTATTACAGATCCAGATAAGCAACCTGCCAGACGGTATACATTTCGTTCACAGTCTACGAATTTCTCAATCTGCAATAACTGACGATAGTTTTTACCAGCTACTAATTCTACCATGTTGATACCTGCATCCGATAACTCATTTAAGAAGTCACGGATATAGCGATAATATCTGGATGGATCATTGATCACCTGTTCCGGAATCTCGATATTGAACATGGTATGGATAAAGTTTGGATCTGGATTGATCAGAAGCGCCGTTTTCATAAAGAATTTCTGCAAGGCATCACGATTATGTGAAGTTGCTAATCGTAACATTTTCGGATTGCTACTTTCAGAGATATATGCCCAGTATACCTCCTGGGTGTCTCTATATGGGATCATCATCAACACTTTTACGAGTTGCTTCATATATTCACTTACAAAGTATCCGTGACGTGCAATATTTGCATAGAAGTTGATCACCAGTTTAGAACACCAATCATTTTTAGCATCGATCATATCGTATAAGGATCCCAGATAAATTGGAACTTTTTCACCCTTAAGGGTAACATCACAAATCTTCATGGAATCTCGGAAATCTTTTGGTAATTCATCTCCATCGTCGATGCCATATGTAGCTGCATTCCAGATAGCATCTCCATATAAACGAGCAACGATTCCCAAATCAAGATCGGATAAGTTATCACCAATATGGATTGATGATTCGTAAGATTCATCTTCCATTTTGCAATTATCATAATATTTCGTGTTTTCGTAAAGTGACAGCTGGATGCTTAAATACATCAGAACGTCATTTAACGAAATGATTCCAAATGCTGGAGAGTCTGAATCATCTGTGGTAAATAATTGGAGTGTACTTTGATTAGTCTCGAGGTATGCATCATCGGCAATTGGTTCTCCATTCTCAAGCTGTTCTTTGTGTGCCTTTACGTAATCATATACGAAGTTTTTGATAGTTGCTTTAAGATTCTGCCATCTTGTGTTTTTTACTCTTCTAAATTCCATAGTAATTTCCTCCTTAAAAAGGAAGGAGTCTAATTATAGACTCCTTCTATTATGTGTATTATTCGATATTCTCAATTGGTTCTATAACGCGACCCATTTTGAAGATCTCTGACATTTTTGGATGTTTCATGAAGTCTTTTCTACACTCACTGATGCTTTGTACATAGAGTTTCACAGCACTTGCAAATCCATCATTATGTAACCCAGATGCCTGTGGATGTCCACCGCCACCATAGTATTTTGCAAGTTTATCAACACGAGCCACTTCGATCTTCTCATCGGTACGGAAACTAATGGTAGAATCCATCAGATCCAATGCCATAACACCAACAGTAGCGTCTTCTTTGAGTTTCTTATATTCATCGAGCTGCATCATGTAGTGGCACACGAGTGAGAAGTTTCCGACAGTCGGAAACGGAATTACTACCCAAAGGTCTGGCGCATTATGACCACGAATTCCAAGATTCATACTGCTTACGTGAGCACTGATTGCCCATAATTTACGAGCCATACTCTTCAGAAGTTCATCGTGTTCTTTTAAAGCTTCCATATACGTTGAAGGCATGAAAGAGTCGTGCTCTGGGTGAACACCTCCTACGCGATTCCAGAGATGTTCAACTAAGTCATTAATATCCGCGTATACGGGACGTTCAAATCTCATGTTTCCAATCATTGTTGGTGTAATATATGAAGGATTAAATTGTGGATGATCTCTCCACTCAAAGATGTCCCACTGAGAGATTGCCGCACATAATTCATAATAATTTTCACGATATTTTGTTCTATCCATAACCGTCATAGATGTTGCATTTGTAACCAATGGGTCTAAGATTGCAGCCGTAATAAAGGTTGCTGCAATTTTCAGTTCATCGGTACCTTCGTTGATAGCTTTAGTTAATCCATCAGGAATTCCGACACCTTTGATTGTTTTAAGCTCTCCAAGAGTTGGGAAGGTGTATACACCAACTGGGAGTTCTTTCTGCTTATCGACATAATCCCTGTAAAATGGATTCGTATTGTGATGGTCGATGTACATCGCAAAGTGTTCTTCTGGTGTACCAAACCAATCAGTATGATGGTTTCCTGCATTAAATCCATGAACGTGCTGCGGTGAGAATACGTCTGTCCATGTAAATCCATAGTCATCTCTCAGCTCTTCATACGTATAATCATGGATCGGAATATCAGTGATTAATAAGGTCCACGGACGTACATCTGGAATATCATGACCAAACATATCTGCGAACGCATCCAGTGCTCGAAGAATGTAAGCCTCCACGAAATTCTCCGGGCATGGAATCACGAATGTGTATCTGTAGGTATCAAAGAACCAATATGCGTGCGCATCTGCAACCTGCATTGGTAGTGCAGATCCATAACCATCTGCATCAGTATGGGTACACTGTAAACCAAATATGAAATCTGGACACCACTCGGCAAATTCAACAGCATCACATGGGTCATTTGGACCACACTCCAGATACTCTTTGTATAAGTCGTCGAATGATGGTTCAGATGCTTTAAAATCAAAGTCTTCATGTGAAAGAACGAGGTTGCCAAGATTACGAATTTGCTCCATCATGCTGGTAACGATATTGTATGATACCCCTACCATGGCCATGTTGTTTATCGATGCATGTACCACTTTTGAGTCACTTGTCTTTTCAAGTTCCTCAAGAAATCCTGGACGGTTATGTGTTCTAATTTCTTTTAACTCAGATAATACCAGGTCCAGATTTCTGTAAGCCTTTAATAAATTAATTGAATGCTGCATTTTGTTTTCCTCCTTGATTGTAAGTATTTATTGAAAAGAGATCAGAACGTGAATCTGTATCCCTTTTTCACAGTTTTGGAACGACCTTCCTGAATGATGTGAAGGTCTACTAATTCAGCCAAGATGCATTTGACATCGGACTTTTTCATTCCGAGTGTTCTAGCAATTGCATCGGCTTCGACTTTTCTAAAGTTGTCCGGGTCATTCTCTGCATAGGTTTTCGACTCCGGCCATCCTTCGAGTTCTGTAAGTAACATCAATACGACTCGAAGCTGCTTCTTATCTAATTCGTCATTGTTTACGACACGTTCCAAGAATGCTTCTCTTGGAACGCTAAAACATGTAATCTGTTGATTCACGCTGTTTCTACCCATGTTGGTATATCCTCCTATTTTAGTATATCCTTAATCTGACGTTCAAAGTCAGTAAATAAGGTACTCCAGTATGTGGCTGGATTTTGATACAGCCCGTTTGGATTAATCACACGTTTCTTAAATAATGAGCGTTTATCTTTCAAGTACTCATCCATACTTATATTGCGATATTTCGTGCAATATATTAATCCACGATGCCAAGTAAGTTCTCCTGGTTGATTGAAAATATACTGGTCAATTTCTTCATACTGCTCAACCGTTGTTTTAATTGCTTGATATAAGTCATACAATGCAACTAATTGACAATGGATCGCAGACTCATCATCCAGATCTGGATGACCCATGAGAAATTCGAATGATCGGATTGTTCCAGCTAGATAGTCCATAAGGAGAATCGTTTCCATCATATTATGATGATAGAAAAGATTCTTGTATCGGAATAACGTGGATGTCTCAGACTCCACTCCTATCAATGATGGATAAGTTTCATTTAAAAAGTCTCGTATAATCATAGCATTGAATGGAGTTACTTCCTTTTGATTAAAGGCTCGAAGAACTTTCTGAAACTGAGCAAATACTACATTAAATATCGTTAAAATAGGATCTTCCCAGCGATTGAACGGTTCTGTCTGACTAACACATGGAATATCATAATATGATCGTCCCATCAATTCCAAAATATCAATTAATTGAAATCGAATATAAGGAATAATTTGTGGTAACCATGTATAGATACCAACGACGTGATTCTCTTTATAGGTCGTTGGCTCGTAATATACTTTAAGATAATCGTCCAATGTAACCGTCATGTGATATCGGTTAGTCGTCGTAAACATAACCCCAAGAGATCTGTCTTCGCATCCATAATAAAATGCGAGGACTGCATACTGAATCTTTACAAAGCGTCTATAAATTGATTCAATGATGTTGTACTCTTTCACCCATTTCTTGAACTTCTTTTGGGCAGGTCTGCTTCCCCATGTAATTGGGGAATTAAAATCACCAATATCAAATAGGCACATCTTAAGAGTCTCTTCAGTAATTAATTCATAACGGACACCGTTACTATAACCAAGACTTCCACCACGATCACGTACATTTGCGATGTAGTCTTGTCGAGTAAAGTCATTATGTTTAGAATTCCAAGTCTCATCTGAATATGCCCATTTTATGGTTTTCTTATCACGCAATAGTTTCCATTCCTCATCCGTGAAATATTTGGACAAGTGTTTGGATGGTGATTCGATGTGTTTATTATACTCGAATTTTTCATCCTTTACTTTTGAATCAATCTTGATATCTGGGATGTCGAATAGTGACATCAGTTTTAAAAACATATCATTTGCCATGGTTATTTCCTCCAATTTTCATAAAATTCTACCAATACTCATCGTATTCCGTAACTAATTGAAATTCGATATCATCATCACCATGATCGGTCGGGTGGATCTTAACGTCAAATCGTATTTTATTTCCAAGTGTAACCGTATGGTCATATTCTAGTGAAACCGACTCATATTCTGGCCGTAAGATCATCATGATATTAAGATCTCTTTTGAGTTTTTCTAAGAGATCTTTTTGTTTTCTAATCGTCCACCGGGTAAACGTTTGACGGTATGCTTCCATAAAACTATGTACATAGTCCGTGATATCACGGACATCGTCACGTACACTTCGTTCTTTTTGGTCCTGTCTTGGATACCTGGATATATCCAAAATCTCCAAGTCAGGCTCATAGAAAAAGTTCTCAAAGTCATCACACCTGATAGTTTCTCCCCAAGATTTATCTTTTCCAGCGTAATGAATTTCAATGTCAATGACGAGTTTCTTTGTATTACGATAAGTAATTTCGCACTTATCTCGACTTGACCATCGAAGCGTATACAGAAAGTTTGGGATTCGATTCTTGAATAGATATCTTTGTGTTTCTTTATCCCATTTTTCACGCGCTTTTATTGTGGTAAGAGTACCTATGATATAATTATATAGAGTCTCCTCCTTGTCTAAATCGTAAAATTCACTCATGGTTTAAACCTCCTTTGCTTCTTATTCATATAGATAATATATGAACGAAAGGTAAGAAGAATATCCTAAAGATATTCTTCTCACATAATTAACGTTCTACTTTCGGAACGCCTAAGACTTCTAATCGGCATAAGGGAACAGTTGCGATTTCGCCATCTTCAAAGATGACAACTCCATAATCAGATAGTAATTTTCGTTCCACTTTCTGTAAATACCCATACCGATATCTGGCAGATTTGCATTTTTCGCAATCTAAGTCTTCTTCGTGTCCCAAATTATAATCCATACACTGATAGCAATGCATCATATCCGGAAGCATCTTGACTGGTGTATCGTAAATTGGTTTTCCTTCTAATTTCGGTTTCTTACTCATACGTCAGATCCTCCGGTAATATCTTTATATATCTCTTGTCTTCTCATTTCTTTAAAAGTCGCTTCGTCGACATAGACCCATTCATGATCATAGTCGTTGTAGCGATAAAACTTATTGCAATTTTCACAATATCCATATTTGACACCATCTATGTACTGATAATTTTTAAACTTATGATGTCCTGATTTGCATCGAATTTTCTCAATCAAGATGATGATCCATCCAATGATTGCAAACACGACTATGATTCCAATCATGACAAGAATAATTGTCAACCCTACTGGAATCATTGCAATAAATACAGCAACAAACGTAATGATCAGTGCAATTGCGAATAAAACTGATAGACAACCCATTTTCGTGTCCCTCCTCTTAAGTGTTTAATACATATGTGACGCTATCGATGCCTCTGGTAACGGCAGTATAATGGATTCGTTTTCTCATATCTGCAGACCAGACACCTCGATCGTCTTCTAAGAATACTACGTTTGGATACTGGGAACCTTGTGAAGAATGTGTGGTAATTGCATAGGCAAACTCAATCTTGTCAAGGTAACGCTCGCCAGCTTTCTGCCTGTCCGTCATCGTTTCATCTAAATTGAAAAGATGGTTATACGAAACCGGAACACTTCCAAACGACTTATCTAAAAAGTCCGGCATAAAATCAACTTTAATCGTTTTGCCATTGAAGGATGACATGTTGACATCCGTTAACGTACCAGTCAAACCATTGGTAAAAAAGACACCCTTACCTAACGATAGATCCCAGTTGTTTTTACGGCAAATAACTTTTTCTCCGATGTATGGACGAAGTAGGTTGTTGTATTTTAACAGATACTTTCGATAGTAGTTATTCACGGAAGTACGGATGTTGTTTCGTTCCGTCAATACGATGTCTGCATTCTTAAACATGAAATCATTTAAGTCTGCTCGGTGAATGACTGCGGATTTTCCATACACACCTGGTTTTAAGTAATTGCCTTGTAGAATCTGTTGCGATAGCCAAACGATTGGGTTTCCTTCGGATTGACGCATGATCTTTCTTAGAATGGAATCTGGTTTCTGTAAAAAATAAGGATTTCCAAAGACTGGTGGTAACTGATTCAAATCACCTAACGCAATGACTGGCAAGTCATAACTTAGAATATCTTTGGCAATATCTACAGGGACCATACCACATTCATCGACGACAATGAGCTTAATTCGTTTCTTCATGTGATCTTTCAAAACGAACTGACCTTTGCATTTGACGCGTCCATCGGATAAAAAGATTCTGTGGCCGTTCTCATCCTTGACGGGAACGACCTCATAATCGTAAATTGAAGAATGAATGGTCTTTGCTGGCAACCCATGGCGGGCCAACTGTGTAGCCGCTTTTCCCATGTATGCCATAAATAAAACTTCGTCTAGGGATAATCCCAGTTGCTCTATCAGATATAATACCATTGTGGTCTTTCCAGTACCAGCGGCACCAGAAATCTCATAGGTTTGTTTGGTTCCTGAATGATACCAATGCTCCATATCCATAGCGGTAAAGAGTTGGTCTTCATTTAATTCAATACCCATAGTTGTTGTCACACCTTTCTGTCTGTGTTAATCCACTGTCAAATCCAAAGAAACCAAAAAAAGAACCAGGATTACTCCTGGTTCTTTCTTCTGCTTTAGCAGCCTCTACCGCTTCGCTCAGTGTTTCGCACCAAGCATTGAAGCGGTCACATTCGTTCTTCCATTCTTTATATGCTTGAATGGATGCAGGAACGTCTTTAATAGCCGCAACCAATCTTAATGCAAAATTTGCAACTAAGATAATGGTAGCAATAATGATAGTACCATGATAGCCTCTTGTTGTAGAGGTAATCAGAGCATATCTGATTATGAGGATTAAAGCTAATGCTTCAACCTCTAAGTCAAAGAGTTTCATGACAGACGATCTGATGCAATCAATTGACATCATATCATTTGCTTTGTTTACAAGTTCCATTGCTTTTGCTGATAATGTCTTCATATAGACCTTTCTTAACGACTTCCACTAGCCGGGATCATAGCATTTCGTACCTTTTGGTACAGGGATCCAACACACCTTTTTGCTTCTGTTTCAAAGCTATGTACTTTTCAGATCAGAGTTCTTTGCGGATTATATGTATATGATTTCTCTGATTCACATAAATCATATATAATTACTGCAAATCATTCTGCGGATCGAAAACACCTCATTAACGACGAAAGGAGGTTTTCGAGATGTTATCCAGATTGGTTCCACCAGTCACATTAAATGACAAAGCCTTTACAGCAAAACTGTATTCGGATATGAAAACACCTTCTCCAGGAGATCCGATGAAACTGTATATTTCTGAATTGATGACGAAGATTTCGTCTGGCACTCCAAAAATCTCTACTCTCCAAGTTAAGGGAGGAACGATTTTAAAAAATGCAAGCGAGTGCAAACCAACCCTTAAGACCACCTTAAAAAGTCAAAATTATTTGACTCTCGCATGTTCCAAAAATACGAACTGGGATGGGATTGATAAAGTTTATCTGACAGGTGGTGGACGAATTGCGTATCGAGAATTAAAATCTGGTACGAAGGTCAATACAGAATTTCTTGGTGGGTTACTCTCACATGGAGTTGTTGAAACTACACGTGATGCATCCTATAGCAGTGATAAGAACACATCCAATCTCTATTCTGGAGATATGAATCATGTTCATGTATCTGATCCGGAGCAGATCGGTGTATTATCTGATCATGTCGATAATCTGATCTCTCATTTACAAGATAGCAAGATTCTTGGATAAAAACAAAAAAAACCTTGATCAAGGGAGTTGAGCTCCCTAAAATTGCAGGATCTCGAACTTCCTGAATTCCACGGAAATATTACATCACTGCAATTATTGATTATGCGGATTTTCAATTGGAGGTGAAATTCATGAGTCTTTTAATTCCGGCAACTACGGATGATCAAATCAAAGATATTAAACAACGTGACTTATCCTATCGACTTCTTCATCCAGCTTTAGTCATGTACAATCGGGAATCTGATACTATTATAGAAACACCGTTTTCTTCCTTAACTGCAAAGTATCGAGATTTTTTATCTCAACATCTTGTATATGTACAGCTATTAGAAGAAGATTGTGCAAATTACAGATTTCGTCCAAAGTCATTTTCATATGACGTATATGGAACAACAGAGTTTTGGAATGATATCTTAATTCTTAACAACTGTACTTCTATTAGAGAATTTGATCCAAAACCAAACAAAGATCTAATTTACTATGATCCAAACTATATGAAAGATATCTTAAATGAGATTATGATTATTGAAGATATGCTTTAATTATTTATAGAGTGCTTTTATATGTATAGAGAATCTTTATTATCTTACACTTTCTACATATTTAGTAGATATTATAGAGATTTTCATTCATGTAAATATTTATAATTTCGGAACGCGTTAGCGTTTCAAATTATAAATTATTAGCGCTCTAACAACCCCGTAAGGGGTTGGAGAGCTTAACGGATGCGAAGGC